GCACTCCGCGGACGACAACAAGTCCGGCGACCCCGCCGACAACGACGAGGACGAGAACCTCGAGCACAAGGAAGGAACCCACATGAACGTCTTCGAGACTCAGGGCGCCGGCGGCGGACAGCAGGCTGGCGGCGGTACGCTGCAGCACTCCGTGTCCCGCGACGACGTCCGCAAGATCGTGCAGTCGGCCATCAAGGGCGGCTCCCTGAAGCACGCGGTCGAGGAGTACGCGCTGGCACACGGGATCGAGAACCTCGACCTGCTGTTCCCGGATGCGAAGACCATCTCCAACACCCCCGAGTTCAACAAGCGGCGCACCGAGTGGGTGAGCGGTGTCCTCGGCGGGACCAACAAGACCCCCTTCGCCAAGGTCAAGTCGATCGTGGCCGACATCACGATGGAGGAGGCGCGGGCTCTCGGTTACATCAAGGGTAACCTGAAGAAGGAAGAGTTCTTCAGCCTGACCGCCCGATCGACCGGTCCGACCACTGTCTACAAGAAGCAGAAGCTGGACCGCGACGACATCATCGACATCACCGACCTCGATGTGGTGGCGTGGATGAAGGCCGAGATGCGCCTCATGCTGGAGGAGGAGATCGCGCGCGCGATCCTCATCGGCGACGGCCGGCCGGTGGAAGACCCGAACAACGCGGGTCAGCCGAACCCGGACAAGATCAAGGACCCGGCCGCGGCCACCGATGGCGACGGCATCCGTTCGATCCTGAACGAGCACGAGCTGTACGCGACCACGGTCTACGCGCCGGTCGACGAGAACTCCGCCAGCGCCTACCAGAGCCTGGTCGAAGAGGTCATGCTCGGCATGGAGCACTACAAGGGTACGGGTACCCCGACGTTCTACACGACTCGTCGGACTCTGACCAAGATGCTCCTGTCCAAGGACACCCTGGGCCGCCGGCTGTGGCGTACGAAGGCGGACCTGGCGGCCGAGATGGGCGTCGACAACATCGTCGAGGTCGAGGTGATGGAGGGTGAGGCCGCGAACGGTCTCGTTGGCATCATCGTCAACCTGTCGGACTACAACATCGGCACCAACCGTGGTGGCGAGGTCACGTTCTTCGACGACTTCGACATCGACTACAACCAGCTGAAGTACCTGGGTGAGACCCGTCTCTCCGGTGCGCTGGTGAAGATCAAGTCGGCCATCATCGTTCGCAAGGTTGCGGGCGACTCCGAGCTGGCCGTTCCGCAGGAGCCGGGCTTCGTGGCGTCCACGGGTGTCATCACCATCCCGACCGTCACCGGTGTCGTCTACAAGGACGCCGGCGGTACCACGCTGACCGCGGGTGCGCAGACCGCTCTGGCGGCCGGCGCGTCGAAGACCGTTCACGCCGTTCCGGCCTCGGGGTACTACTTCGAGGACAGCGAGGACGACGAGTGGACCTTCACTCGGGACGCCTGATCTTCTAGGAGATCTTCAAAATGGCAAAGTTCTTCGGTGAAATCGGCTACGGCGAGTCTGTAGAGAAGGCACCGGGCGTGTGGGCGGACGTCATTACCGAAAAGCAGTACTACGGCGATGTCGTCCGCAACATGCGGGGGTTGAAAGAAAGCGAAAGCACGAATCTCGACCTCACGGTGAACAATTCGATCAGTATCGTCGCGGATGCTTACGCCAACGAACACTTCTTTGCCATTCGGTACATTCGTTGGATGGGGAGCCTCTGGATTGTCGAGAACGTAGACGTCCAAGCTCCCCGTCTGATCTTGAGGCTCGGAGGTGTTTACAATGGACCAACGGCGTGAACAACTCCAAGCAATTCTCGAGCAGTGCGCTGGGAATGATCACGTATATTTCCAGCCGCCAGAGAATGTGAAGATGCAGTATCCGGCAATTGTCTATGACAGGGCTTTGTCGAATACTCAGTTCGCTGACAACGCTCCGTATCGGCGGATGAAACGGTACACCGTTACCGTCATCGATCAGGATCCGGACAGCCCGATTCCTGACAAGGTTGCTGACCTTCCCATGTGTACGCACTCGCGGTCATATGCGGTAAAGCAACTCCACCACGACGTCTTCGACGTGTATTTCTGAAAGGATCCACAATGACGCAGCTCGTGTGGGACCAGGTCGGCGAGCGGGTCTACGAGACCGGTGTCGACCACGGAGTCCTGTACATCCCGAACGGTTCGGGTGTCTACGACAACGGCTACGCCTGGAACGGTCTGACGACCGTCACCGAGTCGCCCAGCGGCGCGGAGGCGAACCCGCAGTACGCGGACAACATCAAGTACCTCAACCTGCTGTCGGCCGAGGAGTTCGGTGCGACCATCGAGGCCTTCACCTACCCGGACGAGTTCGCCGCATGCGACGGTTCGGCGGAGCCGGTGCCCGGCGTGACGCTGGAGCAGCAGCCCCGGAAGACCTTCGGCTTCTCCTACCGGACCAAGGTTGCCAACGATCTGAACCCGGAGGCCGGCTACAAGCTTCACGTCGTGTACGGCGCTCTGGCGGCTCCGTCCGAGAAGGCTCGGGCCACGGTCAACGACTCCCCCGAGGCGGTGGCGTTCTCCTGGGAGGTCACCACCACTCCGGTCCCGGTCACCGGCTACAAGCCGACTGCCCACATGGTGTTCAACTCGACCAAGGTCGACGCGGACGGCCTGGCGGCGCTGGAGCAGGCCCTGTACGGCACGGCGGGTACCGAGCCGCACCTCCCCACCCCGGACGAGATCCTGGCCATGTTCGGCGGGACCATCACCGAGGTGGAGACCGTCGCCCCGACGTACGACGCGGGTACCGACCTCATCACCATCCCCTCCGTCACCGGCGTGGTCTACTACGTCGACGACGAGGTCGTCACGGGTACGGTCGGCCCGATCACCGAGGACACGGTGGTCACGGCTCGTCCGGCGGCGGGTTACAAGTTCACGGCGTCCTCGGACGACGACTGGACGATCAACTTCGCCTGACCCCTCCCCCAGAAAGGAGACGAGGGAATGCTCACCCTCCTGGTTCCAATGACCCCTGAAGGATTCGACGAATCGACGGAGAAGTTCGTGGATGCCGAGTTCTTTTCATTGGAGCTCGAGCATTCCCTCGTCTCTCTTTCAAAATGGGAGTCATTCTTTGAAAAGCCCTTCATTGGGACAATGGAGAAAACTACGGAAGAGACACTTTGGTACGTAAAAGCAATGATTACGTCACCTAATTTTCCGGAAGACATTCTCCAGAAGCTTACGCAAGAGAACTTCGACGAGATCAACAACTACATCAGCGCCAAGATGACTGCGACATGGTTCAGCGAAGAAGGTAAGGATAACTCTCGAGAAGTTATCACTGCCGAGATCATCTATTACTGGATGATCAGTTTGCAAATCCCGTTTGAGTGTCAACATTGGCATCTGAACCGACTTCTCACACTCATTAAGGTGATCAATCAAAAGAACGCACCTGCCAAAAAGATGAGCGCAGCAGAAGCAGCAGCACAACGTCGCGAACTCAACGCTAAGCGACGCGCACAGTACGGCACCAAGGGCTGAGAGGAGGTAATGACGTGGCACAACTTACTTGGGACCAAATCGGAGAACGATTCTACGAATCTGGCGTCGATCGAGGCGTCTTGTTCGTCGACAATTCAGGTTATGCCTGGAGTGGTTTGGTCTCAGTCGAGGAAGCCCCCAGTGGTGGGGACGCTCGAGCTTTCTACATCGACGGCGAGAAGTATCTAAACTTGGCAGCCAAGGAAGAATTCGAAGCGACCATCAACGCCTACTACAGCCCCGTGCAATTCGACGCTTGCGATGGGGTTCTTCCGGCCGCGCCAGGACTTTTCGCTACACAGCAGCGTCGAAAGTCTTTCGGATTGAGTTATCGGACCAAGATCGGCAACGATGTCGACGGTCAAGACCACGGTTACAAGATCCACATCGTTTACAACGCTTTGGTGGCACCAACACAAAGAACTCGATCGACTGTCAGCGATGATGTCGATATTCCAGTCCTCAGTTGGCCGATCACCACTAAGCCCGTCGCGGTTCCCGGCATGAAGCGCACATCGCATTTCGTGGTGGATTCAACCGAGGCAGGCCCCAACGCCATGAGCGCCCTCGAGGCGATGCTGTATGGGTCGGACACCAACCCGTCGACCCTTCCCACCGTGCAACAGCTCATCGACATGTTCACCTTCTCGGAAGAGTTCGTGGTCGAGGATCTGACCGGTGGCGAGTACAGCATTTCTGGCTCGATCGACGATATTGCTCTGATCGGCGACGGACTCTGGGAGATCACACACGACACGGTAGTTCCGATCGATGCGGACAGTACCGAAATCAGTTCTGCATAGAAAAGGAGTTCCACATGGCTACCGTTATCGTGTACGACCGAGACAAAGTCTTGGAGCTCACGAACGCAGCGGTTACCGGTGCAAGCATCAACAATTCGGGACAGCTGTCGCTCGAGCGTCAGGGTATGGACCCGATCGATGTCTCGATCAACGTCCCCAAGATCACGGTGGATGACCTTATTTCCACCACCCCGTTCTATATCGCTCACCGCGGCTCCGGAGACGAAGCTCCCGAGCACACTCTCGAGGCCTACCGGTACGCAGTTGCAGCCGGCGCGAAGGCGCTCGAGGTCTCGGTTCAGATGACGGCCGACGGAGTGTTGGTGTGCTTCCACGACACCGATATTTCCCGGATGACCGACTTCACCGGTTCCATTTCCGACTACACCTACGCGCAGCTCAAGAACGCGATCAAGGTGAAGGGGCAGGATCTGCTCGGTCAAGGGTGGGAAGACGTCGAGATCCCGCTCTTCGGAAAGGTGATCGAAGAGTTCTACAACAACGTCGTGCTCTTCGTCGAACCAAAGACAGCTGATGCTGCCAGTCCGCTTCAGGATCTCTTACTCACGCTGGAGAACGCGCAGCTCTCGATCGTCTACAAGTCGCACTACCAGGCAAGTTCCGGCTTGGCCTGGGCGAAGTCGAACGGGTTTCGGACATGGGCCTACGTCGATCCGACAACCACGTCGGCACAGATGGACGCTGTGGATGTCTCCGTGGACATGTGGGGTGTTCCGCATACCTCCACAGATGCGCAGA